GGGAACCGCTGCGGTCAGGCCCAAGGACCGTGTGCCATTACACTGAGTACCTTCCCAGGTGATGGCAGTAACTCGGTCAGGCCTTCGACAGCAATGAGGTATCTCAAGTTGCCAGATAACTCTGACACTGCAAGATCGACTACATCTAAGCCACGCATGTCATCAGAGCATTCGAAGAAAGCTTGGACCACTGCGGGGTTCGAATACACCCAGCGGAACACTTCATAGTTTTCTATCGAATTCTGCACGCTCGACAACAACCTTAGCAGTGACAGCTGATCGCTGCGTTTCGCATGCCGTTCAGGGAGCACTAGGCTGCTCACAACCTCATGTACATCCCTATGCGGACGGCCATGCTGCCAAGTGTAACCAAGGTAATGGACCGGCAAGTCCCGCTCTCCAGTGGAGCCAGTCACGCGGCTCTTACTTACGCTCAGGCTAAGACCTAGTTCTGCCGCGGCCGCTGACATGTCAGCGATCGGAACATAGGTATTCAAACCAAAGACACTGTCGTCCCCTTGGATCTGAATCCTGTCTTTGTCAATCGTACGTCCCATGGTTCGGATTAGGATGTAGTTGACGCAAATAAGGTTACACAGGGATCCGATGATTGTGGTGAAGGGATTACCACTCGGAATACCCTTATGCACCTGGAAGACATCGCCCGTTGGGGTGATGAGCCGAGAGTGAATGAAGTCGCTCTTGAACCTATCCCAGACAAGTTCGTCTACCTCTGTCAAGTCGAGATGCGTCCTTGCGATGCCAAAGGCGTCATCTATAATACGTGCTGGCATGCTCGCGTCAAATCCACTGACGTCCAATGAGTACACCAACTTGAAACGCGACTTGAACTCTTCTACTAGCGCTGCCTTCTCGACTCCGCGGAGCGAAAAACTGAACGGGCGCTTTCTCTCGAGTGCCTTAAATACTGGTTTCGAGAAACATGCACCCACAAGAGTCGTAACAAGCGACGCCATCCATACGAGCCTAGTTTTTGGGCTAGAAGCCCCGCGCTGAACGCGACTGCCAGAAGTGTAGGGATGAAGTCTCCCACCACCCCGCCAGAATTCCTCAGCCATACCAGTGGCACGATCGAGGACCAGGTCGTTAGTGCAGAAGAAAGGAGCCCCAGCATAGTGAGACTTATGAATTTCAGTCTCCACCACCCGAGCCAGACTGTAAGGCTTTCGCCCTCCAGTCGAACCACCCGCAATACGCAATGCTGCAGAAACTGCGCTTCGGTAGGCCACGGTTTCGAAGGGTCCGATACCACCTTGCGGTAGACCATCGCCTCCTCTATCGGGAAGCAGTTCTCCTTTGTCACCAGCGTCATAGCCAAAGCCATAACTTCCGCTGGTGTGAGGTCCTTCCAGCTTTCGTCCAGCCGTATACTTCTCGAAGGCTGAACCGACGTCACGCCGGAGGGGGCTGTGAACACGGGAGTCTGGGCGCTGCCCTCGTCGGCAACAACAAATCCCAAACCCTGGGATGGTATAGTCGGTACTTTTTCCGTTTGAGGCGGCGTGAATTGGACAGCCAAATCTGGCGATCCCTTTCTCCACCCATTCAGAGTCGGTGACACTACGGTTGTCCCTCCCGTAGTCCAACTCAGTATAGAAGCGCGTTAGCCTTCTTTCCAGTCCGCGATCAACTGCAGGCCTCAGCACCTCTTTGCTGAGATTCCTCTTGGCCCGAGCCCAAAGGGGGTTCGAGCTGCGATACTTACCGAGATATGTAATCCCGGCTCGCGACGACAGTGAAGTGTTCTCCACCTGAAACTGGTCAATCGTGACATGAGCCATGGCGACCTTACCTTATGCCGGCTCCACCGTACGAGAGCAGCATCGACTACTCAAGTTCCATTGTACGTTGGACAACGATCCCACTAGGGGACGCAAGATTCC